CTGTTCTCGGTTCAAGGACTGATTCCATCGCCAAATACATTGCACAAAAAGTCTTTCCTGTTCCTGCTGAACCAGTTAAAACCAAATTGTCACCCTCATCCCAGTAATCCCAAGCAAACTGTTGGTTTACTGTTTCTGGGTGAATCCGAAGCAAATCGCTATAGTCTATTTTCGATTTCGTCATACGTTTATTGTATTACCTCTTCCGGAAGCTTTTTTGATATTTTTGAGGTGATCTTTCCAATCACTACCTGCTTTGCTTAGATTATCCTTTGTACCATTAGCAGAGAACTTAACAGGTTTCAATACTCGAATAATATCATCATCCTCAAGCATTTGCGCCAAATCATCAAACGGTATGTTTACGTCCCATTCTTCTTCAGTTGATTTTCTACGCAGCGTGTAAACTGGCACCTTGATATCCTTTCCACCAATTAGGTGCTGCTCTACCTCGCTCCCATTTAGCGAAAGGTTTCGCAGCATGATAATAGTTTTGATATGCCTGAACTGCATTACCAGGAACTATACATTCAGGATATTGTTTCATCGCTTGAGCGAATGGAGTCAAACCACCCTTTGGAATATTTCTTGGTAATGCTTCAATAGCATATAAAAGTTCTCTATGCGTTTTATGCATCTTATTATATCTATATGTATATTCATCACACAATGCACGCATATGCTCCCAGTGCCATCGATAATTATCACTTGACTGCATAGACCAAACGGTACAGGGGTGAGCAGTATGTACTGCTTTGTAGTATAGTAACTCTGCTTCTAAATCGTCAGAACCTTCGTAAAGATCCCAGTACTTTACCATAGTCTTACCTGACTTGGATGGTTTCTTAGTAAGTTTACCGTCTAACATTCTATGAGTAGTAGAAAGCATTTGACCACTCTCTACTATCATTTTAGGTATGTGCTTGTCGCACATCATTTGTGCAGCAATCAGTGGATCACTGTCTAGTACAAAGATATTCATAATATGGATACTCCCACTGCCTCAACAATTACTATGTAATTATACTATAAAATAACGATTCTGTAAACCACTATGTTTTTGTTTTATACAAAATTATGTTGCGTGTGATTCTGATAATCGTTTAAGAATGAAATCCCTTTTCTGAAGTATTTTTTTTGCTCTGGAAACCTGCCCTTTTTTCTCGAGTTTTCTTGCATAGATATCGAGTTCGTTAGAGTCTTTTTTTAGTCTTTCGATCTGAGCATATACCATGTGAGATATTTTCCTGTAAAAAAAGAGCATACACGAATGTGTACACTCTGAGTTGTGTTGTTGAAATATATACAGAATGTTGTTATTCTTAGTCTTTAAGTAGACCAGGAAACGCCTCCTGTATTAGAGATCTGGTTATACCTTTCGGTGGTTTCTTATTGATCATATTAACAACCAATTTAGCATCTTCTGGATGCACACCTTCTAGTAAACCGATAAAAATTGCTTCACGTTTAAAAGCAGGAAGTTTATCACCCTTTGCTCCTTTTACAAACCAAACGAATTGTTTGTATTCTCTTACAAGATTAGATGGTGCATTATGTGGTTCTGATTCGGTATAAGGTGGTGAACCTCCGGGAAGATTCCAAATTACTGTAGAATCTAAAGAACCACGAATGATATCTTTTACTGCCCAATTCATATTACTTTTTAGGAATTTGATCTTTTCCTCTTTTTTCTTTTTCTTCGATGCTTCTTCGAAGATTTCAAAAACATACTTTGCCATCAGTTTATAAATTCCTCCACTGATTCAATCAACATTTTCATATTTTTATTTATAAGATATGGAAATACTAAACCTTTGTTGTTCCACTGATCTTGAGAATTAAATTCATCAAGGATCTTTTGTTTGAGTCTATCTGGTGTTTCAGATAAATCAATCAACTTTTTATTCCTTTGATAATTACGATACCAATCAGAATTTGTATTATCTATATCAGCAAGAATCGCTTCTTTCTTTTTCTTTGAAAGTGGAGTTTGACGACGACCTTCTACAAAGACATCATCATCTGACAATACATTCGGTACACCATCACCAGAATCTCCTTTGAGGATTTTCTCAATAAGACCAAGTTTCGGTGTATCTTCTTTGTACTCTTTTTTGAGCAAAGGTGAATACTGACGAACATTATCATATTTCTGAAGTTGTAGGAAATCTTTATCAGAAGAGATAATCATGACTTCTTCGTATTGACCAAACTCTTGAGTGTTAGCAGCAAGAGTGCCGATGATATCATCTGCTTCACATTCGTCTACATGTAGAACCTTGTAGGGAAAGTTTTCACGAATCTCATCCTTGACTTTATGGATAATACGAAATGCTTCTTGCCAATCAAAGTCAGATTCTTCACGAGACTTCTTACGATTTGCTTTGTATTGAGGATAATACCCACGACGCCAGTTATTAGCACCGTCACAAGCAAGAACAATTTCACCAAAGTCTTTTTTGTATTTCACCCGATATTGGCGAATACTGTTTAAGATCATATGTCGAAGTAAATCTTCTTCATTTATTTTATTGATCACTACAGTAGCGATAGCAATACCTGTATAGTCAACGATAATCATTTTTCACTCCATATTTTTCTAATCTTATCCTGATCACTCATAAAGGTGTCTTCACAATAATCAGATTGACGTTTCCAAAAAGTCATCTTTCGTTCACATATTTCAAGTTCTTTACTTGCTTGAATTTTTTCAAGCGGTCTGTCACTGTTATTCAAAATAAATTTCAAATAAAAGTAATTCTCGAGATGCTTATAAAGTTGAAGATTCGGGTCAAAGTTACTGGGGATAAATGTTCCCTTAAACTTTGAATTTTCATCATAACAAAAAAACATAATAACTCCTCTTTCATTTTGAGGTATTATTATATCATATATTTTTTAAAAAGTAAAGCTATTTCTTCACATGACGTGAATGTATTTTACAACCGATGAATTCGTTATAATATTCATCGGTTAAAAGGACATCACGTTCAAACTGAAGTTTCGCTTCAAAGTATGACATAATGCCTTTAGTCTCGCACAGACGTAGGATCTCTCGTTTGTAGTTGTCTTGCCCTTTTGATTCGACAAGTTGTTGAACTTCTTTGCTTGACCCATAGTAGTCTCGCCAGTCTGATTCAACTCTCGTTCGTACTCTTCGAGATCTTTTTGAATTTTTAGGTAATGTCTTTGGGCGCCAGAAGTTCTTTTTACCGATATACTTCTTACCTGTATCCAATTCTGTGATGATGTAGACAAACCCCTGATATTCTTCAGGGGTTTCATTGTATTCTTTATTTTCATATAACCACATGTATTATATATTGGGATTAGATATGTCTTCTATGTCAGCACGTCTACCGCAACATGGACAGAACTCTGGTTTTTCTCCATCGTCAACCAGCACAATCGTTACTGATTCGCACTCTTCGCATTCGATTCGGTATTCGTTTTCCACTTTGTTCTAATATCTCCGTTTTTCGTTGATCGTCACAGTAAAACCATTCTCTTATTTCTTCAGAAGAACGACCACAACCTTCGCAGTGGTCGTCCTCAATTTTGCAAACCCTTATACAAGGAGAAGGTATGCTAGAAATCGATTTCACAAGCACCGCCAGCACATGCTGCTGCACCCATGGTATCTACATCGGTAAATACCTGTTCAGTCAAATCACTTTCCCAATCAACTGGTTTTAGACTTTTTTGAATCTTATTCCATTTATGTAGTAGATATGCATCTTTCAAACAATATTCAGTTTTCTTCATATCACCGTCTAAATAGTTTTCAGCAAACCGTTCGAATCTACGAACCCAATCTTTCTTTGCAGAGTTTTCTGATGATTCAAGAGATAAGTTTTCACCCATACCTTGTGCAGTTGAACATGCGATCCACAGATTATCAAATACTTTCATGGCATCTACAACCATACCTGAAGCAAAGATTGCTCCCTGATCATACTTTGCAACCATTTCATCTGCAGTGATAACACTAGTGTTTGGTGCTTGGTTATAATCTTTATCGCCAGAAGCACCGAGGAAAGAAATACCTGAGAACGAATAACGATTTTCATAGACATATTTTTCTACATCATCCCAGTCATCTACGATGATTGTATTTGATACGTTGTGCCGTACACCCTCATCTGCACAGAGTTCTTCGTTAGTGCCTTCCACTACCCAATATTTTTGTGCTTTCTTTACAAGTTCTAGATGCTTTACACCATACAATTCATCCTTAAACATTGAACCATATTTCGGTACAATAGGGAATGAAATGACGACATCTGTACCATTAGCAGACCAAACTGATTCTTCAACCATAAATGGATTCGAACGAATAATTGCCTGAGTAATTTCAGATTCTTTATTCATCTGGATATTACGGATGTACATAGGGCTATGCTCGGCATGTATACCGGAAGCAGTTTGAAGTAGTACGGAAGCATTGCCACTGGGCTTAACACAAGTAGTCCGAGCAGCAGGATTGATACCAATAATTGCGGAGACTTCTTTATTAACCTTTTTAACAATGTTAGCACCTTTCTTAAGAATTTTAGAGTCAAACAGGATTTCTGGATTATTCATCCATCCTGTGATTGAAACTCCAAGCAATGCTTCACGGTCAAAGATCTTTTTAGATGTGTCTGAAATAAATTTAAAATCAGTATATCCCGCTTGAAGAGTTCCGAGGATAGACGCTGCTCGGCATGTATACCGGAAGCAGTTTGAAGTAGTACGGAAG